TTCTGGTCAATCTTTAGTATATAGATCACAACATATAAAACAGCAACAAGAAGGAGTATGATTGATATAATCACACTCCAAACTGGGTCAGTTACATTGTCAAGTGGTCGTAATAATAAGTTCAAGGATTACGGGGTTCAATACCCAAGTCTATAAGGTATCTAGTCCACCACTCAGGGTCTTTTTTTGTCTTCCAATTAGGAACAGGTAGACCTAGAGAAGAGTAGTAATCAGTAATCGCATCATCTATAATTCTTGCCACTTCAATATTCCTCTTCCTCCTCGTCAACATCTGCATATGCATCTGCCACATAAGGTCCGTGTTGCTTTCTGGATTCTGCTTCGACATACTTCTCTTCAGACCAGGTTGCACTAACCCACACTGCTAACTTCATAACGATAAAAATTATTACGAGTGGGGTGAAACATGCAACTAATATAATAGATTTATCTAACATTGTGCCCACCGAACATATAACGCATACCGTTCAGTACCCTGTTCGCGTAATCGCCCAGTTTACGAGAACCAAAACGTTGATACAACGCTTCAGTAATAACAGGAGCGGGGACACCCAGATCGACAGCGGCATGAACAGTCCAGCGACCCTCACCGGAGTCGGAAACTCCTCCAGGGAACTTATCAAGCTTTGGATCGCTTCGATATACATCCGCAGTAAGATCCAATAACCAACTACCAACCACGCTGCCACGACGCCATAACTCAGCGACCTCAGCACAGTCAATATCGTATTGGTAGTCCTTTGGATTCGCCATCGGAGCGACCTCTGCATCACCCTCTTTCACATAAGAACTACCATCGTTTGCTGCATTTAGGATGTTGAATCCTTCAGCATACGCTTGCATTATACCATACTCCACACCGTTGTGGACCATCTTCACAAAGTGACCTGCTCCAGGACCCCCGCAATGTAACCACCCATACTCTGCAGAGGTTGCATGGGTGAGTGGATCTGTACGGGGTGCAGAGGCAATACCAGGTGCGAGTGCTCTAAAGATTGGAGAGCAGACGGATACTGCATGATCTGAACCACCAACCATAAGACAGTATCCACGGTCCAAACCATACACACCACCACTAGTGCCACAGTCAAGATATTGGATGCCCAACTTAGAAAGCCTTTCTGCTCTCCGTCGAGAATCCGCAAAGTTGCTATTGCCGTGATCAATAATAATATCACCCTCACCACAAAACTGTAGTAACTCATCGATGGTTCCCTCAACGTTTTCTGCAGGGACTACCATCATGAAGATGCCAGGTGCCTTGCCAACCTGACTATCTGATTGATGAACTACTTCAGTCAGGGTCTGAATAGAAGTGGTGACCCCACTAAGATAACCCTTCTCAAATTGTTCCTGTGCTTTTGAGTAGTTGTTTCTGTATCCATGGACTTCGATGCCTGCTGCTAGCATGCGGCGAGACATACCCTCGCCCATCCTACCTAGACCAATGATTCCAACTTTCATGATTGAATTTTTTCAATAACTTCCCGTACAACTTCTTTGATAATATTGACATCGATTCCCAGGAAGGGAGGAATCATACCAATGACTCTAAAGAATCCATCAGCAAAGAGGGCGAAAAATATAATCCCAAGGACCATACTAATCATTGATGCATTACGATTGTGTTGCCTGATGGCATCATCAATCATCTCCTGTACTTCTGCTTTTGTCACAGTGTGTTCGGGGATGATTTCAGTACACCTATGTGTCATGACGCTTAGTAAATGGTTCCCAGTGCTCCCATCCGTATTTGTGGACTGCCCACATACCTAAGACAGGAACGAAAACTAATACCCACGCCATAAGACCCAGAGTATAAGGGTTATTTAGAACGTGTGCAGCAAATTTAGCTGCACTGTGTGCTATTCCGGATAGTCCCATTTGGTAATCATGTCTGTCTTATGAGTTGGTCCCCACTGTCCTTCATGGTAAACGTATGGTGCTGTCCTGATAGGACACTGCTTACCAGTACAAAGAAGATTGTCAACGATTCTCCATGATTCCAACACCTCTTCTGCATGAACAAAGTGAGATTGATCCCCATGAAGAGCATCATATAATAGTTTTTCATAACCATCTACACCCAACCAGTCAGGATATCTGTGAGTGAGTGTTGCCAACTCAACATTTTCACCAAGTCCAGGTGACTTCACATCAATCTGAATGTCGAGGTGTGCATGTGGTTGCAGACGCATCACAATACGACCAGGAGTTTCACCCTCAAACAGTCCAACAGGTGGTGCTTTCAACTTGATAACAACCTCAACACACTGATAAGGCATCTTCTTACCTGTCATGAAGTAGAAAGGTACACCCTCCCACCTCCAGTTATCAATGTAAATATCACCTGCAACATAAGTTTGGGTCATAGACTCAGGACCCACACCCTGTTCTTCACGGTATCCTAGGTACTGACCAGTAATAAACTTACCACCAAGACGTGCGGCAGCAAGAACCTTTACCTTCTCCCTACGAATTTCGACAGCACTCATACGACACGGTGCTTCCATCGCAATTAGAGACAGAACCTGTAGCATGTGGTTCTGCAACATGTCACGTACAACACCTGCGTCTTCATAGTATTGTGATCTACCTTCGCATCCAATAGTTTCAGTCGCAAAGATCTGAACCTCTTCTATGTACTGGCGATTCCAGAGTGGTTCAAGTAGTACATTGCCAAACCGAGTGGCAAGGATGTTATTGACAGTATCTTTACCAAGATAATGGTCAATGCGATAAACTTGTTTCTCGCGTATATGTCGCTCCACCACTGACTGTAAATGATCAGCAGATTTATAGTCGTATCCAAAGGGTTTTTCGATAACCACTCTGGAGTGGTCAGGGTCATCCAGAAACCCTGCTTCCTTGAGGTTGATGATTGCATTCTCGTATCTCTCCGGTGGAACAGATAAGAAATATGTTGTATCTGCACTCTTATCGTGCAGTGTCATCAGAGATTCTTTTTTATCAAGGTCAGCACATTGAAAATCTAACCAGTGAGTAAACTCTAAAGGGTAGTCTCCAATATATTCCAACCAAGTATCACGTGTATACTCACGACGTGAGCACCCTACGATCAGAAGTTCTTTAGGGAGAAGATCTTTCTTCCACAACTGGTACAGTGCTGGAATAAGTTTCCTCTTACAAAGGTCACCAGTCGCACCGAAGATAACGATGCGTCTAGTGAGCCGTTCCATTTCCATCATAATCTTCTGAGTCGTAGTAGTTATTATGACCCTTTCGTATCCCGAAATATATTGTGGATAGAACAAAGGGTATTGCTGTCCAAAGAAGGACATCAGCGAAAGTCACGATTTTTTAGGGGGCACAACGGGAGGGGCACCATCTTCTGATACATTAGGAGGTTGAGTTCCGATTGTCAACGGAGCTTGTTCAATACGAATGGTTTGTGCAGGTGCTGTTTGTGCTGCAGCAGCGATAAGACGTTCCATATCTGCCTTGGTGATGCCACCACCACCATTAGCCATGGCACCTTTCTTAGCAGTTTGAACCCCGAACGTAGCTAAAACCCCAGTGAAGACCGAGGCTATGAAAGTCGGATCGAGATCCTGCTTAGGAAAATTGAGTGCCTTTGGAAGATCGACGTATGCCAGTGTGAGAATACCACCTGACCAAATCAAGATACCTAGACGAACCAGCGTAGACAACGCTGCCATTCTTTCATCAGGATCTTTATCCTCTTCTTCCTTTTTCTTATCCTTATCTAGTTTAGTCTCAGGTTTCTTCTTACCTAAACCAAACAAACCTCGTTTCTCCTCCTTTTCTGGAGGAGAATCTGGTGTCTTATCAGTCATACGCCAGGATATAGCTGGCTGTATTTAGAATGGAATAGCTCCTCCAGTGACCTTAGGCATGGCAGGAAGCACACCACCAGTCGCTTTAGGCAGAGCAGGTGTATTGAATTTACTTACGACAGCATCTTGAACGCCTTTGGTGACCTGCTCTTTGATGTTCTCTTTGATTTTGTCTTGGTTTACATA